AAGATCATTACAGATAGTGAATATAGAAACTAATTGAGCAAATCCACTATTAGTAACAGCAACACCAACACCACCTTGGTTGTACTGAGTAAATGAATCAAGGTTTATTGATTTCAATAATCGTGCTTGATTACCATCAACATAAACACCAATTCCTGTCGTAGTATCACTAGTACAGTTTTGAACATATGGACCTTTCCATTTACCACCTCCCACGTTTTCTGCAATTTCAGCAGTAGGGAATCCAACTGCTGCTGCAGGATGAAGATGATCCCTAAATGTCATATTAGCAATCTTAGAACCTTTTCTTACACCAAAGATATTATGAAGAGGATTACCTGCACTTACAGTAACTGTTCTCTGATCATCACCACTAACAGCAACAAAAGCAGGAACTTCAATAGGATTATCTTCCTCATACTTACCAGCAAGAACTTTAACTGTGGTTCCTGATGCAGCAGCACCAACTGCTCCTTTAATAGTTAAAAATGCATTATCAATAGATGTTCCATTATTAGTATCATTACCATCCTTAGCAACATATAAAACATTAGGTGCGGAGTTAATACCAGAGGCAGTAGAATTGATACTAACACCAGCACCAATGAAAATGGTTGAATTGGTGACCGTAACCAAACCAACATTGATTGTATTATTACTACCATCAAGTTCAATAGAAGATGTACCAATCGTAAGAATACCTGTTACTCTTGCATCACCTTCTACTACTAATGCTGTTTGTGCGGTTCCTGTTTGTACTCTTAATCCACTTCTAAAAGTACTAAATCCAAATGCATCTTGGTTGACTACATCTTCATAATGAGCAGTTCCAGCAACAGTAATATTACCATCAAAATATGCTACATCATCCGTAGTATTACCAGTACCAACATATAAAGTATATGCTGATCTAGCCGTTGTACCAACACCTACATTTTTAAGTGTATGAACACCAACATTATTAGATGCCCATGTTCCACCAGCACCAGCAGCACCTCCCGCAGCAGGAGTGAATAATTGAAGATCTTTATCCCATGATAAAACAAATCCATCAGTCTGAATACCAGAATAACCTAAGAAGACATCTTCTAGGTCACCCATAACACGAGCACCACCTCCTCCAAAGGTTGCTAACTGTTGCTGAACACGATTAATGAATAATCTATAATGAGATTGTAAGTCATCTAAGGTTACATATTCTTGATCCAAAGGAGTAAGAGGATCAGAATTTTTTACATCAGGAGGAATATTTAAAAGACCTTCTTGAAGAAGTTTATTTTCATCTTGAAACTTACCTACATTTTCTTCTAGAACTTTAACTTGCTTTTCTAAATCACTCTTTACACCAGAAAGATTCTCTTCATTTATTTTAGTAACTCTTTTAACTAAATCATCTACATCTATCGTTTCTACAACATGTTCCCAATCTCTTGTTAACTTCTCAATGTGTTTTTCATTAACATTAAAATCTATTCTAAGATCTTTAACTTTTTTAGAAAAATCTTCTTGAAAAAGATCTACTTCACTTTTTAACTCATTAAAGAAAGCAGAAGTGCTAGTATCTAAATTTTCTTGTATATCACAGATATTTTCTGTTAAATGGTTTTCTACTTCATTAACTTTTTCTGAAAAAGATTCAAGTTTAGTAAAATATTCATTTAATTTTTTATCACTTTCTATCTCACGGTTTCTAAAATCATTTCTATAATTATGAGCAAGAGCTTTGGATTCTTTAACAACAGTTTCAATCTTTGATAGTTGATCTGTTAGAATATTTTTTACTATACCATCTTTATTACTAATATCATCTTGAAGAATAAGGACTCCTTCTGAAATAGAATCTATTCTTTTATCTAAAGAAAGGATATCTTGTGCTAAAAGACCTGTTACTTTTTGTATTTCCTTTTCTGCTTTTAATTTAGATTCTACTAAATTCTTTTTATAATTATTTGTAAACGTTTCAAAACTTTTTTCTACTTCTTCAATATTTTGTTCATAGTTTTCGCCTATTGATTTAACTGCGTCAGATACCTTTTCTTCAACTTTCTTTTCAGTTTCAGTAATTCTATTTTCTGTTTTTAATTCAGTTTCAGCAAAAAACTTTTTATATTCTGGTAAATCTTTTTCTAATAATTTTTTAACTTTATTACTAATACCTTTAACATCTTCTTTAAGAGAAGAAAGATGTTCCTCATTCAAAGATTCAATGTTTGATGTAATGTTAGTAACATCTTCTTGAAGATCTTTACCTAAACTTTCAAAAGATTGTTTTACATCTTCTTTGAAAACACCAAACCTATTGTCAATTCTAGTCTCCGAATCAACAATTAATCTTTTATATGTTGGTACTTCTTCTCCTACAAAATTATTTACTGCTTCTGATAAAGTTTCAAACTCTTCTTTTATTTCTAATACTGAATTGGAATTTAAAGTCTTAACTCTGTCTTGTACATCTCTTATAGATTCTTCTACAAATAACAAATGAGCCATCATGGCATCATCAAGATCTTTCTGACTAGTCAGACCTTTAATACTTTCTCTTATCTGTTCAACATTAGATGATAAAGATTCAACTCTTTCAGCGTTTGCCTTAAAAGTATCTACTGACGTTATAAAATCATTTAACGCTTGTATATTGTTTAGATTATTTTTAAAAGAATCAAAAGCTTCCGAAATTTTCTCTACCTTTTCAGGTTTAGCATTTTTTAATTCTTCTTTTATATTATCAAAGGAAGAATTAGGATTCTTATCGTAAAATTCTGACGGTTTTTTAAGTGGCACTTATTTTGACCCCATCTATAATTATATTTATTTCAACTCTTTTTGGGAGTTTCATTTTTAATGAGTTTAGCAAGATCTGCAGTAGATCCAACAAATAAAGCATTAGTTACATTAGTTGGTCCTTTACTTGTTTGCTCCTCATTAACATCTTTCAGTTTTTTCTGAAGATCTATTAACTTATCAGTTGCATCAGAAACACTTTTGATAAGTTGACCTGCAACTTCATATGCTCTGGGCATTTCACTTTCTTGAGCAATTTCAAGAATTCCATCAATTGCTTCTTGGCCTTTTTCTATTATACTATAAAGATTTCCCCTTGTATATTCATAATCTCTGGTAATATCATCCTTAGTTAATCTATCAGGTTTTTTTAAACCACCAGGCGTAACATCTGTAAGTTGATCTTTTTTAGTAGTACATCCATTTTCAGGAGTAACTGATACCTCATCGGGAGTAATATTAAAAGTTTTATCTAATCTATCGGTCATGAAATAGTACCATCAAATCCAAAGTTATCACCATCTTCAATCAAAGCATTATCATCATAGGTAACAGTTGTATCAGTGGCAGACGTTATTGGATTAATTACTCTAACAGCAGATCCTTTAACATGAGATGCGGCAAGAGTATTATCTTGTGCTCTTTCCACAATAATAGAATTTGTATTTACCATTGTTATCTTCATTTCTTCTTCATCAATATAGCAATAAGTTGCCTTTGCGGGTTCCGAAGGATCTAAGAAAATATTAGATGTAGAAACAACTTTAATTTCTACTTCTGTAAGATCTACATCTTCATCTAATGTAGTAGTTATAGGACCACCATAACTCTTGGTTGCTCTTGGAGTAACTCTGTATGTAAGATCTCTTTGTGTATTGGTAGTATCTGTACCCGCAAGGTAACTAACTCTGGCACTCCTGATAAGATCTTTTGTAGCAGCAGCAGATGGACCGAATAGATATGTTTTTGCCGTAAATCTTAAAGTATAAAGAAGCACTCTTCTAGTTTCAAAGTCTCCTTCATAATCATCCTGCATTGTAATATTTTCTAATATAATAGGAATATCTCTTTTCTCTTTAATTGTTTCAACCAATGTAACAGTAACATTATACGCTGGTTGAAAATATGGAAGTATCTGCTCTGTGATTTGTAGTGCATCATCATTCAACTTGCACATAATAGCAAGTTCAAATTGCATATTATAAGGAACTGGCATATATGACTTCTGAGTCTCAGTTCCATCATCAGGATCTTTTACTGTAAATTGTTGAGTAGTAGTTACTTTTCTTGAAGGATCATACGTTAAACCCGTAAACTCAAAAGACATTCTAGGCAAAGAAATTGCCGTTGCCTTATTTAAATCAGGTGTTTGATTTAATCTTGCCAAAAATTTCTGAGTAGGACCATATGCCAAAGGAACTCTTACAACAGAACCCTCTTGCTTGACAGTGATTCCATTAAAAAGAGTACCAAAAGAAATAATGGTTCTTCTTAAAATTTCGTTATAAAAATACTCAAACATTTCTACACTACTGGTATATTGTATTTATACCCAACGAGTTACTGTTAATTCGATGGTGTTATCTTCCATCTCCCATTCTTCTTCAACTTGGAATCCTTGTTTCTTAACAGTATTATGAATAGTCATTCGTGCATACTGTTGGTTTACCTTATCCATAAATCTTTCCACTGGAAAAGGTTGATTCCAGGTTTCAAGATCTGCTACTAATTCATATTCACCTGTCATCGGATTCATCCTAAATCCAATGTCATTAGAAATTGCAAGATCGGCAGTTACAGTTTCATGATTAATACCATGAGAACCAGTTACCCTCAGTTCTTGATCTTCTACCACATTATATTGTAAAAGTTCTAATGCTTCTTGTAATTCAGGTTTGTTCCTGATTTTCGTTTTTATTGTGCTGAAGTGAGACATGTTCGTTAACGATAGCAGGTTGATAAAATTCAGGTTTAAAAGATCTTGTTTCCAAAACTCCAAGTTTCTTTTCAATGGATTCTGTTAAATCCAAACATTGATTAGATGCAGCACCCATAACTTCTTCAGTTACAGTGCCATCTTGTCTAATACTAAATTTAATAGTTTGTTGTTTCGGCATTATCACAAAATACAATAATTATATTATAGCACAAATATTTATGGAGTGCCAAATGGGTTCTGTTCCGTAAAGTCCATAATAGCATCTGCTTGTGTTTCTATTTCTAAATTATCAGCAAATCCATCATCCGTAGGTTCAAGATCAATAATTCTAACAGTATGACTTGCACCTGATGTTTGTCCTACTAACTTCTCTCCTCTTGTCCATGATCCACTTACAGATGCTAATTCTATTACATTTGTAGTACCATTCCATGTTCTCACTCTTGCAGTGGTTCCACTGGTTTCTCCTGTAACAACCTCATTAAACTTGTAATTTCCTGTATTATCAAGAGCAGGATCAGCGATAGTTAAAGTAGGAGCAATACTATAACCAAGACCAGCATTGGTTATATTAATAGCAGTAATTGTACCTGCGGAACTTACAACAGCAGTTGCAGCAGCAGAAACAGTGGTAACACCTGTCTTGAATATTTCATTACTGAATGTAATTACTGGGTTAGTGGTATATCCAACACCACCAACATATCCATCAGAACTGGTAAGAGTCACTATACCAATAACGTTATCACCAATCACAGAAGTAGCAGCAGCACCACTTCCTCCACCCCCAATGAAGGCAATCTTAGGAGCAACTGTATATCCAGAACCAACATTCTCTAAATCTACGTGCTGAACAGATCTAGTAGCAGGGTTAACATTATCAGTACACGCCACAATCCCTCCTATTAACCTTACAGTAGCAATACCTGTTACACCACCAGAAGGAGCAGATGATATAGCAACAGTTGGTTGCCCTAAATATCCACCACCACGATTAGTGATATCAATATATCTAATACCACCATCAGTTACAATACCAGTAATGGCGGTTGCAGTAACTCCAGTACCTACAAGGGTAAGAGTTTGAGTTGGTCCAATAAGAGTGGAGACACCACCATCTTCACCAGTTACACCATCATAATCTCCTCCTATTAAACTATCATCAATTTCTTCAACACCAGTATCAATAACCTCATCTTCATAACGGAATAGTTCACATTTAAGAGTGTAAACATAAGTTTTCATTAACTGATAGAAAGGTTTTTCATGTTCTACAAACTTAATCTCAAACAACCTATCCCCTAAAGGAAAGTATACTAAATCACCTTCCTTAGGTCGTGTTGCTAATTGAATATCTTCTTCATTCTCCATCAAAGGTTGAATATATGTCTCCCATCTTTCTTTGGAGATAGTAAGGGTTAAATCATTAGTTTGTTCAATACCAAACTTAGTTAATAAAACTGGATTATCACTATATCCATCGAAAGTATCCAAATATGCTTCTAATGGATAAGCATCGTCAAACTTAGAGGCTACTACCTCTTTAATTACTTTATTTTCTTTAATATATTTTCGAGGCACT